TATAGTAGTATTAGATGCATAAAAGTATAAATTAATTCTATCACACCCAGCTGGAAAAGTTTGAGGAAGAATAGCCATTGCACTATTTTTTGAATCATTTTTCTTATTTGTAATTATTCCTCCAGCAGAAGGAGAACTCTCAGCCCCCAATAAAATCTTATGGCAGTATTAGCTTTCCCCGAAGTTTCTATATCCGAATTTACATAAACTGTTTTCCCTAAAAGTTCTTCTCTTCCTAATTCGATTCTTGCCGAAGCCCAATCTATTGCTTTGGTTAAAGTTAATTTTATTCCTGTACTTAAAACTTCTAAAGATGTATTAGTTAGTAAAAAATTTTCATTTTTATTTAAAACATTTATATTATCTCCTACGTTTTCAATTTTACTTAGATATTGAGGCGATGGTGAAGCTCCGTATTGTTGCCATTCCAGTTCTTTATTTTCAGTCTTTGCAAATAATATTTTTACAGTATAATTATTGAATGTTACATTTGCTCCGCAAAAAAGTTCTAAACGACTCAAATGACTTGTGGCTTGTTTATTAAATATTTTTGAAAATTCTCCATTTTTTAATTCATTATTTAAGATAAAGAAATTGTTAACTCCATCATCTTGTCCCATTCCCAATGTTCTAACTGTTACATCGTTTGGATTGGAGAAATTTCCAGACATTACTATGGTTTTTAATAAATATGATGCCTCTTCAAATTGATATATTTTTTTAGTTAATTCAATGTTTTTCGTTAAAATCAAATCAGTATCTTGTGTAGATGTTCCATTAAAAGTCCAACTTCCATCTCCATTGTTAGTAACTGTAACACCATTTTTAGTAAAAGAGTCTGCATCTAAATTTGCTAAGTTATATCCACTTCTTGTAGCTTGCCTACTTCCACCTCTTAACTTCCACTCAAAATCCATATTTGAGCTATCTTCTAAATGTATGCTGTTTCCGCTTGCTGTTCCAGTTGGTATTTGTGATTTCAGCAAACTATTTTCTTTTTTTATTTTAGTCAACTCTTCATCAACATCTTTTTTATTCTGTGCTATACCCTCTGCATTTTTCTCTATATTTTCATTCTGTGTTGTTTGTTCTTCTTGTATTGCTGTTATAGTTTCATTTGTTGTGCTATCGACTTTTTCTAAACTTTCTAGTTTTTTGTTTGTAGTTCCAGCATTTTCATCTAGCTTGTCCCAGTTGTCATTTAATGTTTTTTCAATATCAAAATTATTTGTATTTGTCGTTGGGTTGTCCTGCTTAAATAATTTTAAATTAGTTGTTTCGCTCATTTTAAACCTCCTATGCTGTTCTTTTCCACATATAGCAAGTTATGTATGGTTGCAATAACGAAAGTGATGTAGAACCTGCAGACTTTGTTGTTTGTTGTCCTGATGCAGAAATTGTATGAGTGTGTCCTGCACCTCCACCTTTACTCTTTGCAAAATTTTCCACGTTTCTTAAAGTTTTACTCCAAGCAGTAGCTACAGACAACGCATTAGCCTCCACTGATTGTGCAGAACCTCCGCTAGTCTGCCAAATATCATGTGTATGTTCGGGTATTTGATTTACTGTTAGTACTGTACTTCCAGTATTTCCTCCGTGATTATGACTTGCTATTGTGTGAGTATGTGAGATATTTGCAGTTTTTGAACCTCCAGCCTTTTCGACTGTTTTAAAGTCGTTGTCTGATGCATCGACTCCAACAGGTACTCTTCCACTTCCCCATAACACCCATGTTCCAAATCCCAAATATGTGGCTGGATTAATATTTGTTGTTTCCATTCTTATATGTCCAACCGGATTTTCTGTTTTTTTGACTTCTAAAATTGCATCATTTATAGCCATTTTTATATTATTTTGAAAAGTGTCAAACATTTCTTTATTTAATTTTGTTTTTCCATTTTGAAAGTCAATTTCAATCATTTTTTTGCTCCTTTCAATTTTTCTATTTCTTTATGCATATTACCGATTTGTGCATGTAGCTCTTGAATAGCCTTACAACATAAACTTACAAATGAATATGTATCAACACCTGTGTTGTCAAGTGATGTTACTTCTTTCGAATAGTTATACTTGTCTCCTATAACAAAACCAATATGCTTTTTATCTTTATCATTCTCAGTTTTTAAGTTATATCTGTATATATCTATACCATTTATTATTTCTAGTGCATTATCTTTCATCTTTTCAAAGTTTTTCTTTTTTTCTTCTAAAGAAGATTGGTTAATTTTTTGAGCCGAAATTTCGTCTGCTGTTAGTTTAGGTGTATTTATTTCATTTGGTGTTATGGACGAACTATTATAATTATCCATCATAACGAGTGCATTCGGCATTATTGAAAGATTTCCACCACTTGTATTCCATAAAGATATTTCTCCTGGGTCCAATGCAACATAATTTGATTTTGTATTTCCAATTATTAGATTTTTATTACCTGTAATTATGACTTTTCCGTCTTTATTTACATTAAAGTAGGTACTTTGAATCACTAGATTTTTAGCCGTTAAATTTAAAACATTATTAGATATTAAATCTAACACATCGTTTGCAGTCAATCCGAGTTTGCTTGCTAGTATTGTTACCGACTCAGCACTTTGATTAATTTTTGAAATAATTTCATCGTTTCCAACCTTCTTTCCAACCACAGAAGTTATATTATCCGTTGTTTGTTTGATATTAGAATATTGTTTTGTTGCACTTTCTTTTGTTTCATAAGTTTTACTTACTGAACTCGTAATCTCGCCAGCTTTTAAACTTATAGCACTATTCATTTCTGTTGTTGTGCTGTAATCTTCTAGTTTTTTATTTACTGATAAATCTACTGATTCCTTAGTTTGTTTTATCTCGCTATTCATTTCTACTTTTGTAGCAAAAGTATTTGAATATGTACTCTTTATCACGTATTTAGCTTTTATTCTTGCTGTATAGTTGTTTATTGTAATTGTATTAGTTCCTTCTTTTAGAGGTATTTCAAGCTTTCCTAAGTTTTCTACGCTTTCCTTTGCTTTAGTTGAGCCACTCTTGTTTACTCTTCTTATTACTTTTGCCTGTCCATTTTCTAGAACAAACTCATCACATACTTCACTATTTTGTCTTAATGCCTCTGTTATTCCTAATGAATATGTCTTTATATTGTTATCTTTATCAGTTAGACTTATGAGGTCATCTCCTTCTAAATACAAGTCGTCATCTAATGTTAATTTATCATCTAGTAATAAATAATTAAATACTGTATTGTTTCCATATATGTGTAATTCTAGCAGGTTAGCCTCTATACAATTCTCTAGTGTTACAGTCTTTATTTCTTCTGCTGTTCGAGTTAAGTCTTCAATATCTGATACCTTTTGAGATATGCTATCAACTGTTTGTTCTATCTTTGTTACTTTTTTAGAAGTTTCATCTACTTCACTTATAACGGATTCAAGTTTTTTATTTACTTTATCCATAATGATGTATGCTTTATTTATTTTCTGGTCTGTTTTGTCTGCTTTTGTATAATCAGTCTTTGTTTCTGTTGGCATTTCGGTATAAATTGTTTCTTCTAGCCCCTGTGTTATTTTTATTTCATCATTGAATAGAACACAATCATATAACTTGCCATGTACATTAGCTGTATATCTATCACATAAGTCTAAGAAGCATATTCCTCTACTGTCGAAGTTGTTTGTGCAATAAGTTAAACCGTTTAATTTTTCTAAAATAGCTGGTAAATAATCACTTCTATCATTGTAATTCATTATCTGATTATCTATTATTTTCAGCTCACACAATCCATTATTTTCAATGCTTTCTTCATCTTGTAAATATATGTTGTCACTTTCCCCACTTCTGCTTAAAACAATTGAATTTATTGGTCCATACAAATTATCAAACGTAACGTTTGTATCTTTGAAATAATCTTCATTAAGTTCTATTGCACTCTTCTTTGGAATATATCTTATTTCTAGCTCATCATTTGAATTTATGCATATTGTAGAAGCTGTTACTTGTGCTAATTCATCTAAAACATCTCTGAATGTATAATCGTAACCTGTATAATAATCAGCAGTTAATTCTTTGTCACAGTTTGCAAAATTATCGTTGTAACTTGCAAATGTTAATCCTATGTAATCGCATAATTTCTTTATGTAGTCCTTTACTTTAATTGGAAATGTAATTTTCATATCTTCATAATCTTTCATTGAAGATAACATTTTGTCATAGCAAGTATGGCTATAACTCATTGTATCTGCATTGTATTCAGCATCTTTTGATACAATATAGTTACCTAAATCAATGTATTCAAATCCTTTTAAGCCACTTGATAATAAGTTTACTGGTATTTCATTAAGTCTATTCACTTTCATTGCGTGTACTTCTGCAACAGTTAAGCTTAAATCAACTTGTACACCGAATTTAACATTTATAACTGTATCTTTCGGTATTGCTACACTTGACTCAATATCTAATTGTTTCATAACAGATTTAAGTATATTTCCTTCAAAGTGTGGTGTTACAGAAAAAAGAGTATCACTGTCCAGGAAATACTCTTTACCGTTTATTGTATATGTAATTATTGTGTCCAGCATTCTTCCATAAGAAGTAATTTCTTTTATAAATTTTTCACTTACGTTCTTCATTACTTTCTCCTATCTACCGCAATAAACGATAAATCAAATGATTGGCCCTTTTTTATGCTTTTATAAACTATCTCCCAATCGCCCGAGTATGTTTCTATTGATATTTCTTTATGCTTGTTTGGATCTATATACCTGATATTCTGTCTAGCATTATCAAAATGTGGTGCTAAGTATGTTAGTTCATCTTCATTTAAGCTTCTAAAACTCATTACAAATTTAGGAAATATTCCAATCAATGTTCCGCATTTGCTTACCACTTAACGCTCTTCCAGTATCACTGCTCCACAGTTTCGGATATGAATACTTTACTTGTGTTAGATATTTTCCCATTGAAATGCCGTCCATATATAAACTGTCTTTATCTAAAAACATTTTTTCCTCCTAACTAAAAAAGCCTATCAATCGATAGACTCTTATCTATTTGTTGCAAATGCTAGTTCTTCACTTCTTTTCGCCATTTGACGTTGTATTAATCTTCCGTCTAAATAAACATTTGTTGAACCAGACGAACTGATTTTTCCAGCTAATTTATCTGCTAATATATCAATCCATTCTGTATTATTTTCGAGTGGCATTACAGCCTCTTTTCCAGCCTCTCCAAGAATAGCTTGAGTAGGTCGTGATATTATTCCACCTTTTGCCAATAGTGGTATTTGTGGAATACTAAATCCTAAACTTTTTCCACCTATTCCTGGTACCCAATCTGGAACATCAAATTTTATTTTATTTGCCCCTCTTATAAGTGAATTTATGCCTCTTATAATTAAGTTTAATGGAGCTTTTGCTATAGCCCACAAAGAGTCAAATATTCCCTTAAATATCTGTTTGAAACCTTCAAGTGCAGTTTTCATATCCCCCGTAAATATTCCTTTGAATACTTTTCCTACACCTTCAAATATCTCTTTAACACCTTTAAATACACTCTTAGCCGTTTCTTCCATGTTTTCAAACGGAGCTTTCAACATTCCACCTATTGTTGTAGTTATTCCATCTAATACACTGACTAAATTCCAAAATATAGCCACTATAATATCAATTACGCCTTTTATAAAATTCCAAACTGGCAATAATACATTATTCCATATCCATTGACCAACAGTACTCAATACGCCTTTTATCGTATCCCAATTTTGTATAATTAAGCCTACAACAACAGCAATTGCAGCAGCAATAATTAATGGCCAACCACCGAATATCAAGGCTAAACCTGCAAGTATTACTCCTATATCAGTTAAAATCTTTCCAAAATTTTGCCAGCTAGGATTTTCTATTTGTGCTTTAACATCTTTTATTAGTGATATGATTCCCATTATAAGTACACTAATTCCTAATCCTTGTATACCCGTAAGACCAAACTTGATTGCAATTATTCCTGCTAATATGCTTGCTAAAATCCCTAGCATTATGTCCTTATTATCTATTATCCATTGTAACCACTGAGGAACTTCTCCTTGCATTTTACTCAAATCAACACTAGGCGTAGCTCCACTCGACGATTTATTATCTTGAATTACATTCATTTCATCAAATCCCGCTAGACTTTTTTGTATTTCCTTTGCTGATTTTGCTGTTCCACTTGCACTTTTTCTCATTTTTTGAAAGTTTTGTACACTCGAATTTGAGAATAGATTAAGTCCGAACCAAGCTGTAGTTATTGCATTTACATAGCTCAAAACTGTGAATAATATTTTTACAAGGCCTTGTATTGCTGGTGCTATTATATTTGCTATACAGTATCCCATATATTCAAAATCAGCTGATACTTGTGGGTTATACTGTTTTACTAAATTTACAGCTCTGGTAACCATATTCCATGCAGTTCGAACTCCTACAACTGCCATAGCCATTTTACCAATCTGCCCTATTGTAGATGTTAATTTACTTTTTACATTGTCTATTCCTTTTTCCATATTTTTAGTATTAATTTGGTCAATTTTAGCTTTATACTCTTGTATTTTCAAGTTATTTTCTTGCTGTTTTTGTTTTACTCTGTCTAACTTAGAATACACTCTTCCTATTCCATTTGATTGTCTATCAATCTCCTGATTGGCTTCTGCAAGAGCCATTTGTAATTGAGCCATTTCTGCCGGATTTGATACCGTTAATTTTCCACCATTCATTGTTTGCAATTCAGAAATTTTAGTCTTGTACTCATCAGCTTTAGCCAGTAACTCTTCATATTTATTTACCTGATCCTGTAATACCTTTTCTTCTTTTCTATTCGACATATTTTTGTTTTCTAATACTTTTATCTTGTCCTCTAAAGCAATTATGTCTTTATCTATTCCACTGTTGTCTAATTTTGTTTTTATTTTTAAATATCCATCAGCCATTGTTATTCCTTCCTAAGTTGTCTCTCAAATAGCTCATCTAATCTTCTTTCTTCGTCAGTCTTTATTTTTTCTTTTTTCAAGGCAACTTGTTCTTTTTGCTTTATCCATTTGGCTTTTTCCTTTTCATCTTTTATGTTTGATATATCAAATGTTCTAACAAATCTAACTCTACTTAGTACACACTTGTCGCTTAGACCACATAACAAATTATAAAATTCCCACCAATGCATATAAGTTTTAGGTCCAATTTTCTTACCATAATCATAAAAAAAAGAAGTCCTAATGTATTCCCAGTCTTGCTCGAAATCCATATCAACTTCATTGTCATCATTATTGGTTTGTTCTTTATTGCATCTAAGATATTTAAGTCCAATTTTTATCAAATCTTCCCAATCATTTGAAGCATTTAGTCCTTTTTCTCCAAATAGCAAATATATTATTGCTAGAGCTCTTTCTTCATCTTGAATATTACTTTCAGCAATTTTATTGCATCTTAGTGCAACTCTAAAATCAGTGTTAATTTTATACTTATTTGTCCCAACTTTTGCAAAGTGAGGATAGTTATTCATTAGTCAACACATCGCTTTCCTCTTCAATCCTATATTTGTCTTTTATTCTCTTTGTCATATTTGTTACAGTTAGTTTCATTTTATCCATATAAGGCTCTAAGGCTTCGCTTAAATCGTCAAACATCTCCCAATATGGAGTTCTTCCATTTAAGAATTTCTTTGTTCCACCTTTTCCTAAAAACAAATCCATAGCCTCCTCAGCCTTTTGGTAAAACTCACGAATAGCTTTTGCCTTTTCTTCTTCATTTGCGCTTAAATAACCTTTGCCTTTATGATCTTGTCTCTTATTTATGATTATCATCTTTCCTCTTAAATCAGTTCTCGCGTTGTTAATTAATGTAACACATTTATTATATCTAAGAGGTAGCCCAACATCAGCCAAATCAAATTCTAAGCACACTTCTTTGCCATTTGAATCCTTTACGATATTCCCTTCACTATCTATAATTCCTAGTTTAAAAATATCTTTATTTTCTTTTAACTTTATACGTTCCATTTTTCCTCCTAATTATTGCAGACTAAAATCCACGCAATAAAAAAGCACCAGCTTATATACTGATGCCTCTTGATTATATAACTTCATTTCTAATATTTTGCTTTTTAGCATTTTCCCATTTTGTTGTAAGTCTCATCATTTCTTCTTTTGAATGTTGTACATATTTTAAAACAGCAGTTTGCTCTTTATCCATTATGTACATTTCTCCAAAATTAAAAACGTTTTCCCTTGCAGTAATATTGACAATCCTATATAGTGGAACTATTTTCTGTTTTTTGTTAAACACACCTGTTTCAACAATTAACTTTTCATCATTGTAATAGTATTTACAATTTTTTAGAATAAAATAGTAGCATAATGGAACTATTAACGATATAAACATTGTTGGTACGCTAAAAAGAATACTTAGAATTAACCAAAATATTAGCCAAAATTTACTGACTGTTATGTAATAATAATTATCTTCCATTATACTCTCCTTTATTTTAAGCCTATTTGGCTCTTTGCGCTAACTTCGCCATTCATAAATGATATAGTTGCATTAGATATACCATTAGATGCATACCAGTAGTATATTTTCATTGTTTGAGAACCATAAGAACTTTCTGTTGATAATGTTCCTTCTTCTCCCATAATATCTACTACTTCTTGATATGTCATTCCAGTTTCAATCTTGTTGAACTTTTCTAGCGTTGCTTTTTCTTGTTTTTGTACAGTAGTATTTGTAGATGCTGGTGTTGTGCTGTTGTTATTAGTTCCATTCGATGCTGCTACTGCTACACATATTAACGCAATTAATAATATAGCCGTTATACCTCTATGTTTCACAAAAAAATTTCTTTGGTCCTTTCCACATTTAGGACATGTTTTAGCATCTTTGCTAATCTCAGTTCCACATTCTTTACAAATTTTTAGTGCCATTTTTCTTCCTCCTCTTATTACCAATTATAATCAAAGTATAGCACATCGCTCTTGTCGAATGTTGTCGAAGTCTGTCGATTAGAATTAATTTTCAGGAGAAAATGTTGGAACTCCTTTATTAAATGTAACTGTTCCAAATGTTGGGTCTCCACTATAATCAATATTATACTTAATCTTAGCTGTTTCTCCACCATTTGAACTTATTTCTATAGCAACATCCCACATTCTTGCTCTGTATGTAGGAGTAGATTCTTCGTTTGTTACACTATATTTATCTACTTCTAGTAAATGTGTTTGTGCCTCTGTTCCGGTAAGCATTCTATATCTTATATTATCTATAAATTCAAATACTTCATCGCCTTTATATGCAGTTTGTTCTACGCCAGAACTTGGTCCATAAGAGTCTATTGCAGTTCTTTTTGTTCTTTCTATAATCCATTTTTCTTCTGTCTTTTCTGCATTATAGTCAGTTGATTTGTCTGTAATTCCTACTCCTATTATTTTCCATGATGGTGTTTCTCCTGATGGATTTATATCTAAGAAGTCTTGCCATTCATCTCTATTTATTTTCCTTAAATCCGACATTTTTAATTTTCCTCCTCATCAAATTCGCTATAATTTAAGTAACATTGTATTCTATAAATAGCTTCATTTGCATTTGTAGCAAATATATAGCCATTCGTCGTTGCTCCAATTTCATATATTCCCTTAATATCTGGATATATATGTTTCTTATTATTAATCTCTAACCATTTTTTAAAATCTTCATAAAATTTAGAATTATCTATATTGTTTTGGACATCTTCGTTCCAACGCATTTTACTATCAAAAGTAAATAAGAATTGCTTTTCTGCACCAACTCTAAACTTAGTTAAAATTGGGTTATATCCTGCATTTTCATTAACTGAATATGTTTCAACTTTATCAGCTAAATATTCTACATTAAGTTCTGCAAATTGTTTTAAATGCGGGCACTTGGCAATATATTCTCTTATTTTATCTATTTTGGCTTCATCATTCATTTGTCTATCTCCTTTTGTCCTGCATTTAGAATATCATCAAAATGGTCTGCTAACATACGTTCTACGAAATGGTCTCCTCTTAAAGGTCCACTATGATAATTTAATCTTTCATTGCTTTGGACTTTTTTTATTCCTAGTCTGCTCCAGTATCTACCGCTTACAGGATCGTGAAAAGCTCCTATTTTGTATTTAGGATCAATATATTTAGTGCCTTCGTACTGATAATGTGCATATGGTGTATTTATATTAATTTCTCCACTTCCAACTTTTGTTGAGTTATACATACTCGTTATCATCTGGTTACTGTCCATTGGCATATACTTATCTAAATATCCCATGAAAGCACTATCTATAACTTTCTGTGTTCTTCCACCATCAAGTCCGTATTTATCAATAATCTGTTGTTTTTGAATACTGTCAAATGCAATTATATAGTCCATTATATTAACCTCCTGTTACTGCAAAATGCCACATATCTTCACTACCATAATCTCTAATAGCAATATTAGTGATTTTCATTACTTCTTGATGTCGTTCTAATAATTCAGGAATACTTGAAAAATCTTCTATTTTACCTTTCACTAAGTAATCTCCTTTTTGAAGCGTCCAGCCAACGTCCTTAGCTGTAAGAAGTAGAACTGGTAATGAATTTATTTCTCCTACAGAAGCAGAATTAACTTCTTCAACGGTTAATTTATTGATTTCATTATTAAAATCCTCTGGTGTTTGATAACCTTCTTCTCTCATCAATATTCTCGCAGTCAAACTATCTTCTTTCATTAAAAGTACACCATTCATTGATATTCCATTGCTTGAACTCCAAAATCCTTTTACATAGCTTACTTTATATTCAGCCTTTTTAGTTCTTTTATTAAGGCATCTATTTAATATTGTTATATCTTTATCAAACATATCTTCCATATTAAACACCTCTGTATAATAAGCCTGTATGCAATAGGTATAATCTAATCTCTTCTAGTATCTTATTTTTTTGGTTAGAAATTTCTTTTTCTAAATCAGCTATATTCGTAGTGTTAGCAAAAGTTCTATGCAAATCTGCTACTTGTTCACTTGCAAGTATCCTATCTGTTTTTTCACTGCTTGCCAATTTAGATTTACTTGTTTCAATTTTTTCAATTTTAAATAAAATATCAGCAACAGAGCAAGTTGCCATTTGTACTTCTTCTTTGTAGTTTGTTATATCTCTATCAAAGATGTTTTTACGTACTTCTGCACTTGCTCTTATTACCATTCTATTAAAATCGGATTCGGGCATGTTGCCCTTATATGTATCTCTATAAAAACCATAATCGGTATAATTTATCATGCCCTCACTCCTCTTATTTTACTTTAATATTTCTAAATACTCCAGCTTTTAGTGTATTTTTAAGAACAACTGCAGCAACCATTTCTACGTCCCCTTCTTTAACTGTTCCAGGAGCTTTCATATCTGGTAAACATGTACTTAAAACTCCTGTTCCTGTAGGTGATACACCATGGAAACCGTCTTTTGCTATTTGAATAGCATATAAGTCTGTTAAGCCCTCTTCTGAAATCTTAACACAAGGTGTCGTATTTACACCATCAAAATATTCTTCTAAATCAACTAATGGTATGTTATCCCACATATCTATGCTTCTACCAAATGCATCCTCTGATTTAGTATAATATCCTGCTCTTCTTGCAATACCTTTAATTTTTGTAATTAATTTGTTGTTTCCTAAAAACATTGTTGGCTTACCTTGCATAATAGAAACGAAGTCATCCATTTTGTCTAAAAATTCTTGATAATTATCATCCATTTTTTTAGATGTTGATAAATCAAAGGCATTTTTCAATTCATAATATGTACCTATATTTGCTTTAGCTGGACTTGCAACTTTTGTATATTTATATGGAGAACTTGTAGTTCCTGAACCGCTTCTAGTGTAATATGTCTTTCCTTCTAATATATCAGTATCTGTTGTTTGTGCATATTCAGCTGCATTATATTCAGTACTAGAACCTTTTAACATAACATCTAATCCATTAAATTCATCTTCATTTACTGCTTCATTTCCATTTATTACTGTATTATGGAATAAATTTATAGCTCCTTTTATTTTTTCTTTCATTTGGAAGTCTAATTCATCAACTGCTCCAGATGTATTTATTAATACACGATCAATTTTAAAATTTCCTCCAAATATTTTTAGATCAGCACTTGCTTTTTCTCTTTTAGCTTCGTTATTTGTATACTCACCATTTATTTTTCTGAATCCTGCTGTTGAAGGTGTTCATGTATCCATAAGTTAATGTGCTTCCTCCTGTCCCAGGTGCTACCGCATTGTCAAATATTAACTTATCTAGCAATAAAGACCCTCTTCTAAATTCATCAATGACTGCTTGGTCTACTTTATCAGCCATTCCTACTTTTGCTTCTTCTAATGTTATCATAATTCTTTCCTCCTAATTTTTATTTAAATTTTTATTTAAATTTTTCTTTTAAAGCTTCTCCAAGAGATAATTCTTTATTATTAAAATTTGGATTATTGTTTGGATTTGCTCCTGTAAATTTTGGTAAAGGTTTATCGCTGTCAAATAAATAATCATGGCTTTCTTTAATAGAGTTTATTTGGTCCTCTAATCCTTCCACAATTTCAAATTTGTCATTATATTTAACCTTTTCCATATCTAGCATTTTACTTAAAATACTAGTATCTTTTGCTTTATACTTAGATAAAGCTTTGTCTAAAGCATTTTGCTTTTTGAAAACTTCAATTTCTTTAGAACCTTCTGTTTTTCCTCTTTCATACTCAGACTTTTTAATAGCTTCGACGTCTACTTTCTCAAGTTCAGCTATTTTGTTGTTCTTTTCTGAAATAGTAGTGTCTTTAACATTTATTTGTTCTGTTAAGTCATCTACTCTTGCTTTTAAAGATGTAACATCTTTTCCTGCTTCTGCCATTATTTTTTCAATAGCATCTGTTTCAAGTCCTAAATCCTCTAAAAATTTTCTTTTCATATTGTTCCTTTCTCCTACTACGAACTTTTACGTGTTTTTCTTCACGATGTAGTTATGCACTTATTCACGACCTGCATATAGTCGATTTTGGATATAAAAAATAGAAGTCCATTTTTGAACTTCTATGATTTAACTATTTAATTATTATTGAGGGTTAGGTATTCCGCCACCTCATATTTTTATTAATCTTCTATTTTTCTAATTATTCTTTCTTCTGGTATCGGAGATGTTCCTGCTATATAACATTGTTCTCCACCTATACTTCCTTGTATGTCAGTTATAACTACAATACAACCATTAGTTAGTTCAACCTTATCTCCTATCTTATATTTCATAAATATACTCCTTTCCAAAATATTTTACACAATTAGGTGTATAATGGCATTTACTGCCCCTTACTACTTCTAACGTACTATTATTTTTTATTGTGTATGCTTCTAAATCATCGGCAAAACTATATGATATTTTCTGTTCTTTTAATACTTTCTCAATCTCTTCTTTTGTTCCATCAAAAAGTATTTCTAAAATATCATCTATTTCCATTATTCCACCTCCTCATATCAAAATATCTTTTTATTATTTTATTTATATATATGTGTCTCTCATTATCTCCTATGTTCTTCAATCTTTTATAGTAATTTGTATTTGTGCTCGCTATTTTAGCTTCTAATTTTTCATGCAATAAAGTATCTATTAAAAATTCCTTTGTGTTTTTATCTTGTTTTCCTATTTCTATTTTTGTTATTTCCTTACATTCTCCCCAAGGATACTCAATATATTTAGTCCTTCCATTATCTCCTATCCTTGGATTATATTCTGGATTCTTGGGAAATTTTATATTCTTTAGCTCATTACTACATATATTATCGATTTGTTCTTGTGATATAGTATAAGCACTTCTTTGCGCTCTTTTTTCTTTTATTATTATATCACTTTCTTTAGGTTTTGTCACATTTTTATAGTTTTTTATATGTTCTCTGCTGTAATCTCTTTTTAAGTTGTTTTCCTCTGTAAATGTACTTAATCTGTCTTGCCACTCTCTTGCCTTTGAGCTAGCTTTTTTATACTGTTCTTCATCAAGTGATTTTTTTGCGATTACTTGTTTCCTTTTCCACTTACGAACTCCACTTTCTAAATATCTTTGTTGTTGTGTCTTTTCATAATGTTCTTTATTCTCATCGTAAGTAAATCCCAAATCTTCTTTTTTGGTTGAGCCATACCACACCATAAACAAGTGTTTGCAGTTGATGCCTACTATACCTTGAACATCTCCATAATTGCAATGTTCCATAAAGTCAGGAAGTTTCTTTTCTTCTTCTGTGGCCTTTCCATCATAGTCCCAGCAAAAAAATTGAAGTTCTTGCCACCAAGCATGATTTGTATAATCTTCTCCTCCATCGCCAGTTCTTGCTCCAAAGTGATTAGTAACTCTTACGATGTGATTTCCACTTTCTTTTATTACTTCTTCATTCACTTTTCCCGCCAAGCCTCTTGTTGCAACTAACAAGTCTCTTCTTACTGTTCCTACAACGTCATAATTCTTTATTGAGCCATTTTTATCTTGATAGGTAAGTATTGATATTCCTTTATCTCCCAGCTTGTCTAAACTCTCTAATATTGCTTCTTGATAACTACATACTCCAGCATTTATTTTTATATATGTTTCTGTAACAATATCTGTATATGTTTGTCTTACTTGCTCTTGTATCGTCTTATTTAAACTCAGAAAAGTCTTTTCAACTTCGTTATAACTATACTTTATTAAGTTTTGTATATTTACACTATTCATAATCTTTTCAGGATTTAATAATGCATTCTTTTGAGTCGCAATATTTAGTTGGTCAACTGGTATTGAATTTACACCAATATCTTGCATAGCTTTCAACAATTCCTTTTTTGTTTTGCCTGTATATGCTTCTAATAATTTTAATGTTTCATTGTTCAAGCCACCAAGCTCTTTTAGTTTTCCAAAATACCAGTAATCTGAGTTTATAAATTCTTCATTCAAATTAAAGTGCTTTGCAATCTTTTCTATTAGCTCTAATTCCATCTTAGAATATATTGTTAAGATTGGTTTAATTGCACTTTGTATTTTATCTTCTAACATAAACTATTCCTCTTGTACTTCGTTAGGTATTTGTTCTTTACTTCGTTCTCGCATTTTGTTAACATACTCTGTTGCTTCTTCTTCTGAGTAATCCCTTGTTTGCACAAAGTATTCAATATCATCTATTAGCCCAGCATTTTTTTCTACTAATGCTTGTGCTTGTTTCTTTTCGCTATCAACCAATATACTATCGTCCCAATCAAAACTTACATCAGCACCTACTTTATGTTTTATTCCATATAAACTCATCAAAACATCTATACTATAAATTAAATCTTCAAGTGCTGTTTGCAATGCTCCTTGAACATCTGATACAGTTACATAATAGTCTTGTTTGCTTGATTTGATTTCTGTTGCTGTTTTTTCAACATTCTCTATTTTTGAGATAGTACCAAATGCTAATCCACATTGACTTTCGCATTGTCTTAATAATTCATTTAATCCATTAAATAATGCCGTGTCACGTATTGCTGGACTAAATACATTCCAGGTTTTCTCATCACCAAAATCAATTTTCCTGTATAGTCTTTCTTTTCCTTTAGGCAATATGTCCTTTCCATCGTCATCTTTTTTGAAAGCTGTTTCATCAACATCAATAGCAAGCTCAGAGCCTTCGTATTCCCATAAAGTTCTACTAAACTGTTTGTCTATTTCTGCTAATGTATCAATTGCATTTGCAAATATTGCAACACCCACAGGACTAGTATTGTCTATAGGATTTGCAATGGGGATTTTAAAGTATCCACCTAGTAGTCTATTAACATTATTTATTTCCAGTTCTTCTTGGATATTTGCCCATTCTGGTACTTGTGAGAGCATAATCTGAGCACCTAATATGTTAGAATTATGTACTGTAGTTTTATATGCTTTGTTTTTAATTTTAAGTGTAGTATCTTCCAATTCTTGATATTCAAGTCTAGTATAAACATCTCTTCCTCTTGTAATTTGATCAATAAAAATAGCACCTAGCAATTCGCCAGTGCTATCAAATTTTGTAGGTATAAATTTATCTGCTTGAATACAACTAACCTTAATTTTTCCGTTGCTATAAAATGGCTTGAAGAACATTCCACCTTTTCCAAGAGCATATTCTGTATTGGTTCTTATATTCTTAATAAATCTCTGATATATCTTATCTATTTCTTTATCATCAACTTTTGTTTTTAGTTCTATTGTTACAGCCTTTGCAACTTTTTCACATATTGTCTTTGCGACATGAAGTGATTTAATCTCTTCATTTAGCCAAGGTGCTTTCCCATTATAAATGTTTGACCATCTTTCAATAGCAGATAACACCTCGTCACTTGTTGATATGTCTATATTAAAATCTTTTGCTATATCTGTTGTATTAAACATTTTACTTATTGCTCCTTTAATAAAATTTACTATTCTTTCAAACATTGTGTCCTCCTACGCTACCCTGCTATACTGTCTTAAATATCTTTCCCAGCTGTATTCAAATGCATCTAGTGTATCTATATCAGATGTGCCATCATCTAGTCTTTCATCTTTTCCTTGTTCTTTCGGTTTGTCACTATATACTGCATTTTCGAAAGCTAACTCCAAAGTCTTACAATCATGAGTCATAAAAAATTTGAAACTAGCCATCAAACTTGTCGTACATCTAATTCTATCAATTATTTCATTCTTTATGCTGTTCCTAATAGTTATGTGTGGATATTTAATCGACACCATTGTTTTTATTCCATTTATTAGCGTTTGTTCTGCACTATCTGGATATATTGTACTAACTTGTCCATATTTATTTTGAACTCTCTCAATAAATAGATCTACAGCTTTATATAACTGTTGAGGTGTCATGCCTGTTGCTTCTATTCTTTCAGACATTAATGCCGTAAGCTTTGAATAATTATTTTTTATTCCACTTGCAACAAATGTATGTGCCGAACCATTTCCACCAAAATCTATTCCAATTTGAATGGTGTCGTAATCTGGTGTTTCTGTATAATAAGCTTCTTTATTGTTGCTATAAACAGTATAAATAGAACCTTCTGCTGTCACCCACAATCCTAGAATGTTTCGCTTATAGAATACTCCAACAAACATTCTCTTATATCTCTCTTTAACAGCCTCAGACAATGTCAAATTATCATCCATCGTGAAATGTAAATATAGAATATTCTTTTCGTTAATCTTATCTATATACTCTAATTTAAACCAATGATTTGGATTCTTAGGATTACAATTAAACCAAAACTTCGCACCCTCTACACTTAATCTTGCTATGCCTTGCTCAACAAATGATTGTGGCATTAAAGCAACTTCATCAAAGAATATTCCAGCTAAAGTCATACCTTGAATTAGATCTTGGCTTGCTTCATCTTTTCCTCCAAACAAATAAAAATAGTTAGTCTTACCATTTTTACTAACTATTATTAGATTCTCACTTCTTTTATGTTCATATTTATATTTTAGAGAATGTAGTTGTTTCTTTAATGTATTTATTACATTTCTATTTAATGAACCAATTGTTTTTCCACAGATAGCAAAGTCACATTCGTCATATTTTTCCATAGCCCACATTACGAAGCTTGGTGCCATACTAATAGTTTTACCACTTCTTACTGCTCCATCTGCTATTATTCCGTCTTTATCTTTCATTGGAGAATTATCATTCCACCAGGTAAATACTTTTTGTTGCTTGTTAGACATTGGTTTCCACTTGAAATTAGCCTTGTTTTTCTTCTTCACTCCAAATGTCCTCCGTCTTATTATTTAATGCTTCTATAAATGAATTGTCTTCATTATCGTCATCTGTTTCTTTATCTAATCCTTTTGCTAACCTTTGTCCTCTTTGCGTCTTCTCTAATATATCTACCATTTTTTTTAATTTATCGTAATCTGGCATACCTAAATGCATATATTCACTTGGCTTTTTAAAGCTGCCTTCTAATACATCAAGAAAACTGTCATATAATTTTAAATGTCTTGTATTTATATCTACTTCTTTTTCTATTTCTCTTTCAGTAACTTTTTCTATTATTTTTGTCGCTTTTTTGTCTTCTTTTTGTCTCTTTTTGTCTTTCCAGCCTGATGTATGTTTCCTCGTCGTTCCATTGTTGTTTATTCCTTTATCTTTTAAGAAGCTACTTACTGATTTATAATCACTTAATATGTATTCTTTTTCTAACTGCTTCCAGTCATACTTAGCCACCTCGCTCACCTACTTTGTTTGTCTTTATCTTCGTCTTTCAATAACACTTGTCTAATAACTGTGCCATCTATTCCATGTATAATTATTTCATCTTCTGCTTTTGAATATTTACTTACTATCTCATTTATAAAATCATTGATACTTGCTACTACTTCACATACATCTTCGTAGGTAAACGTTTTATCGTCATTTTGATTATGTCCGTATTCATACAACCATACATGAGTTAGTTCGTGTTTTAAAGTCTTAATTATATTTGCTTGATCTTTTAACAACATTACCTTTTGAGTTTTATATATCGTTACTCCTAACGTTCCATTATTTTTCATCTCATTATTTATTGTGGCTTCGTCTACTTCTTCTATCGTCCACTCTGTATTGTTTATCTTGAATTTCATATCTTTTTTCTTCCTTCTCACATTGTTTGTTATACCTGCACTGCTCACACTTATATTTCATACAGTGCGTATAATTAATCTTTTCTTTCATAGTACGCACACTTTGTTATTACTACATCATTTAAAACAGATATTCTTATCTCGCATAAGTCCTTATCTTTGTTTTTACAGTTCTTACAATTTTCTTTTACATATTTCTCATATCTTTCTTGATTAGTCATAACAACACCTCTTTCGTTATTTTATAAAATACTAGAAAATGATGTAACTGCACATCACTTTATACTATTTTACGGCACTAGGAGCTCCTATACTAGAAAGGAGCAATTACCTATAACCTAGATTTATAACTTTATTGTTATCGTAAAAATTACTAAAACCGCTATTTGTTTTCGTATAATAGTAAACCGCTCTTTGTAATTACATCTAGCATCGCCAAAAGAGTAAAAGCTTTGGTTTTGGAATCTAGATTTGAACTAAAAACTAGAGGTTCAAAGCCTCTTGTGATACCTTTTCACCATTCCAAAATATTTATCAAGGCAATGTATTTTAGCCTATTGCCTTAAAGGCTTACTATATTTCTATTTATATCCCTCTAATATAGAAAAAGGTTAAGGCCTAACTAGAATTGCCTTTTATATATTCTTAAAGGAGATGTGCCTAGTAGCAACACATATATATTAACTGTATCTAGTGTTAGTTAATAACTAATTATTTGTAAAAATTTCTCCACTTTGTGTATCATAATATTTAAAGAAGTTCATACACCAAGCAGTTACTATTTTCACTTCTTTATTCATACAATGAACACAATTTTCATCATATGCTTTTGTATAAAAAGCTAACTTATTATCCAGATTTTCATATCTATTTACTATTACTTCAGTAGACTTTTGTCCTGGTACAGTTACTTCTATTGCTATATCCATTTTAGTTAATTTAGCTGTATCAAATACGCTTATTAAGTTTTCTCTTTTCATCTTTTCCTCCTTCCCATAAATAATAGAGCCTACCTTTTGATAAGCTCTTCGTTTTAACCTAAATTTTTTTTATTTTTAAGTAATTCTATTATTTGGTCTAACTTTTCACAAACATTATCCAAATTATTTTCTGTATATGGTGGTTCATGCCCTTCAATCATACTTAAAGAGTTTATCATTATATCTAGTTTTTTCTCTAAGTCTTGATTCATATATAACACCTCCCTTCTAGAAGATATTATATATGATTTATTTTACAAATGCTGTCGAAATACGTCGAAAGAGCCAACTTTTTGTTAGCCCTTTTCTGTCTATATAGTCTTTTAACTCCTATTACTATACCATTCTGGTAGCATTCCATCGTTTTCTTTTCTTATTTTTTGTCTCTTGTCTCTAACAGCCCTTATGGCTGGTAATAATCTTCTTATGTTTTGATTTATCAATACATCAGTTATTCTTACCACTTCCCAGCTTGGTCCTAAATTCAATATTATTACATTGTCTCGAACGTCTTCTTTCTCTTTCGTTTTTTCTGTATGAAAAATTGTACCATCTACTTCCAACACTACTTTTTCGTCTGGCAGTATAAAATCGACTCTATAAATTCCCATTTTTACTTGGTGTTTTAATTTTATTTTTCTTCTTATCAATTCCAGTGCCACCATTATTTCTTCTGTACTCTCAAACCATTTATCTCGATAAAGATATTTTTTTATAATCCCTACTGGTCTTTCATATTCTTTGATTTTGTTACCTACTTGTTTTTTTATTCTTTTAATAGCATTGTCGAGTTTTCTGTCTTTTGACTGTGTGTCTAAACTTGCCTTTTTCTCTTTATCTTCCATATGCATTTTTATTCTGCATCTTTCACATATATATTTAAATTTTCTTATATAGTTATATGAAAGCATTTCAACTCCACAAATACTACATTTAGGATAATATACTGTTCTTCCCATTGATGTTTCATTACGCTTTATTTTTATATTATCTTCTACTGCTTCTTTATATCCCATTAAATACCACCTTTCGTATTTGTCCTTGATTTTATATTAGATACAGAAGGCATCAAGGTTTATGCTTTTCGGGAGCTACCCTATCCGTATCCTTTTTTACAACAATCATTATAACACGTTTTTTTATTAAAATTACGCCAATTTTACGCCAATTTTTTTAATTCTCTGTGTACTGCAAAAATCAAGTCTCCTTTTCTTCTGACAAATGTCCTCTCTGATATTCCAGAATTAATTATTTCCCACTTTGTTTTGCTTTTAATATACATTTCTTCAAATATGTATCTACTGTCTTTATTGACTAACTGTAAAGCTTGTACAACTGCTTTATATTCTTTTATGGCTTCTTGTAATTCTTCGTTTTCTTCCATTTCGATTATACTATCAAGAACTTTATCAGAAGTTGTGTACGGTGCCTTAGGCAATCCATCAATTACTGGCGAACCTATGCTCATTATATCTGACTTGATATTTATTATCTTTATGCAGTTGTAATTATATCTCTTTAAACAATCTTTTGCTTCTTTGTATTCTTCTTTACTAAGTTTCATTTGTACCTCCTATATTTTAACATTCTCTGGATGCACTGTTAGTTTCGGCGGTTCAATCTGTTGTTTTAGTACCCCTAATTGATACAGACTGAATGTTTCCTTGTATCCGTACTTTTTATTTTGATATAAAAACGTTGTTTCATTGTTTCTTTTTACAAATTCGTATTTTTGATTATTTTTTATTACTACTTTTGGTATTTTCATATGTTTCCCTCTTTCTTTTTTTAAATTCAATACATTTTGTACTTGTTTTTGAGAACTTCACTTAATTTTTTATATAAACTTTACTGTTTTTTTGTTTATTTTGTAATTTATAATAATTCTTGTAATGTTTTTATTCTTTCATCAGTTCTAATCTCTAAACACCATAATACAGTTTCCTCTTCCTTAGTTTTTGATTTTTCTCTTCGTCTAGATATATCTTCTAATTTACCTTTCAATTCTTCTATCTTATCTTTTATTTCTTGCTTTGATATATAATTCTTATCTACATAGTCTAAATCTAATTGTTTTGAGTATTCTTCATTTTCTTTTTTAAGTTTTTCTAGTAAATTTAAAACTATTTTTACGCTTTTTGAATCTTCTGATGATATTTTTTTATAATTTTTTGTCTTGCTTCTAAGTTCAAATGTATTTAATATTTCAACAGCTTTCTTTTCTTGCTCGATCATTTACTTTTACACCTCTTTTTTAGTATATTCTATATTTTTTAATAATCCTTTTAAGACTTTTTTTGCATATAAAAATTTTTCAAACATTCTTTGTGTATTATTATACGTATTGATATTGTCATCTAAAATTTCTATCTGTCTTTCTATTTTTCGAACGGAAACAAAATTTTCTAAAATAAGTTTTGCAAATTTATAGTACATCTCTTTTAACTTTTTATTTTCTTCTTTCACTCTTCTATAGTCTGATAAAATCTCTATACTTTTGCTTAATGCTTTGATGTCTGGATCACAATTCATACAGCTTCCTCCAGCGCATTCTATTATTTCTTTTTGCTCTTTACGAACTTTTAACATTAGTTCTAATTGCTTTATTGTTTCTTCTATACTATTTTTCACTTAAAACACCTCCTAAAATACAATAAAATTATGAATACTATCTGTATATTCTTTATATTCTTGCCCTTCTTTTATAGATATTTTTAAATCGTATTCACCATTTTCAATTACAGTTTCAATTCTTGTTACTATTCCACTGTGCTTACCATCTTTAGTAGTCAATCTATCTCCAATATTGAATCCTTTCATTCTATCCACCCCAGTTCTTGACATTTTTTATTTATTGCTTGTAATTCTTGCGTATTAACAGCTTTCCAATACTCAAAATCAAAGTTTTTTATAAAATCTTTAGTTGCCTTATCTATGACAATATAATCATTATCATGTGGCTTTCTATATTTTATAAATCTTTCATCGTCTCTAACTTTTTTATATCCTAACTCTTCAAAAAGTTCATCTGCTGTCTTCTCTTTATTTAAATCAACTACTAAATTTCTTTTTTTTAAATACTCTGAAATTCCAAATTTTATAATTTCATCTACAATTTCTTCATCTAAGAATTTGAATCTTAAATTTTCTTTAGGATATTTCTGTTTAAAATAATCTTTTATTGCTTGTCTTGTTATTTCATCATCTTTTTTTACTATTTCCATTATTAATCTATCGTTATATGTAATTGTACTAAAATCAGTTATCTCATCTACTGTTTGCACTATATATCACTCCTCTCTCCAATTTTCATCTAACCATTTATCGAAAATTCTATCTACTGTTCCAATTAGCATTCCACTTATAATTAAAAGAACGCTATTATCTGTTAAAAGTACAGTTAAAGTTCCTATTACTAATATTAGCAAAATAAATAAAACAGCTTTTATTATTTCTTTCTTCCAATCTTTTTTCATATCTTATTTACTCCTTTACTACTAATCCTGCTTTGATTAAATCGTATAATATATCTAGTTCATCTCCATCTAATATTATACAATCGTCGTGATATTTATCTTCGTCATAAAGTTTCTTCATTCTTATTATTCGTTCATAGTCATATAAATAAATTACACATTCATATACATAAGCTTTTGCTGGCTTTGAACTATAACGATAAGTACCCGCAATCTTTTCAAATCCAAACTTTTCAAGCTCTTTTAATTTTACATCATCACGAATTTTAAGCATATCTATTCTCCTCCTTGGTCATTCTTCTGTACAAGTTCTAATATTATTTTCAAGCCTATATTAGGAATTATTGTATGTATACGATCAGCCTTGTACTTTTGCTTTAATTCCTTAACAATTCTCTTTGCTTCTTCTTTTTCAACCTTTTTTATTTTGAATCGGTCTTTTCTTGCATCATTACCAATACAATTAAACAAACACTTATTAGCTCCTTTTTCTGTTGTTTCACAAATTCCAGGAAATTGATATTCTTTTTTTACGTCGTTATATATCATATATCTATATTCCATTCATGCCTCCTATTCTTCTGGCATTTCGAATACTGCTGTCTCTTGCAATACATCAATATAGCCATCACATTCTGCTGTTCTATATTCTCTATAAGCTTTTATTATTTCTTGTAATACTTCTTTTGCTCTTTCTTCTGTTTTGTATTCTGCTATTGTATATTGATTGTCACTTGTTGTATCACAAAGTATCTTGAATTTTCCATCATTGTTTTCTAATGGATTTTCTATTTCTATGGTCTCGATATATTCAAAATTTAAAATCATTGTTTTATCTTGACTTATTATTATCATATTTATCTCCTCTCATTATTGCTGTAGAGCATCTATAAGCTCTATCTGTTGCTCTACTTGATTTTGTAATTCATTAACTTTTTTCTGTTTATTCTCAGCATCTATCATCTCAACTGCAATAAAATATATGATAATGCATAATGCTATTAATGTCATACATATGTAACATGTGATATTTTCAATCGTTTTTCTATAATCCACTGTTTAACTCCTCCAATTCTACTATTACCTTACTACTGTTTGAATACTCAAAACTATCTGTAAAGTTCGTTACTATTTTTCTGTTGTCGTCCTGTAATACTCCTGCTTGCACTAATGCGTCTAATATGAACTTTTTTGCAAAACAAATATTGTCTAAATCTCGACGTTTGTTTTCCTCTATCCAAATAAAATGTCCAATCAAAGGCTTGTCTATTTTGATATTTCCTAATTGCTGCTTTATGCAATTAATTATGTACTGCTGTTCTTTCTTTTTTGCTCCAGCTCCTGCATATTTGTTTGTTCTGTTATACTTTGTATATTCGTTTAGTCCCATAAGCCTTTTATTAATTTCAAATTTATATCTCATCTTTTGTCCTTTCCACTAATGTATCAAAACTTATTTGACCATCTGCTAATATTCCGTGTAATCTATCTAAACTTATTTTGTGATATTCTGGATCTATCTCTATTCCTAAAAATTGTCTTTCCAATTCTTTAGCAGCTACACAAGTTGTTCCACTTCCGCTAAAACAATCTAGAACTATATCGCCTTTATTACTTGAATTTTCTATAAGTGTTTTTATTATTGACAAAGGTTTAATTGTTGGATGCTTGTATTTTTTCTTGTCTTCTACATTGCACTTAGTCGTCCAAACAGTTCTTTTATTTTCTACTGTTCCTTTAAGTTCTACGCCTTTATCTCTAAAAAATAAGCAATATTCTTTATCGCATAAATACGTCCCATTAATCGTAGGAACTGGATTTGTTTTGTGCCATATTAATATTTCGTACAAATTGGTCTTTGCTAAGAAATAGTCTAAATACTTCTTTATTTGAGCCTTAGAGCACCATATATATATATTAATTCTCTTCATTACCCTGCAAAATTCATCTAATATTTCTTCATTTATTCCTCTATCGAATTTTCCCTGAATGTTATCTAAAAATCGAGTTTTCCTATCTTTCAAAATTCCTGCTCCAGTTGTTATTATTTCGTATGGTGGATCTGTAATAATTAAGTCAATACTTTTATCAGGAATATCTTTTATTAACTTATAACTATCTCCTAATGTTATTGTATTTAACATATTTTCAAATTTCATCTTAATTCTCCCTTTAAATTCAGTTCAATTTGTTTTCCTTGGTTATTTGTAACATATTTGCACTGTTTAACTCCCCTAAAATATACACTCTCTAACTGTTGACATCCGTCTACATAGTCCATATTTCAGTGCTTTTGCACAGATTCCGTTCTAATTGTTGATAACTCATATCATTCTCCCTTTTAAACATCAAACCAACCAAATATCGTTGGTGTACTTTGTCCTGCTACTGCTATTGCCCATTCGTTATGCCACTCTAACTCTATTATGTACTTACAAATATGTGCTAACTTATTAATGTTTCTTGTTTTAAATGTTATAAATAATATTTTGTTTTTAGCTTTATATTTTTTAATATATCTTTCTATTTCTTTTAATGTGGTATCTGCATCTATTGATTGCTCCATATTTATTAAAAATTCATTAAGTTCTTCATATTGCTTTTGATTAAGATTATGAACTAGATTTTTTAAATTTTTTAAATATTCTTCATACTCTTTGTATTCTTCCATAATCCCCTCCTAATAAATTCTTGAAATATGATTCATATTTAGGGCTTCAAATCCCTTCAATGTCCTCTCATAAGCAGCTACTGTTTTGCCTGTATACTCACATTTCTTTTTGTCTATTGCTTTTACCATTCCCATATCTTCTAGTTCTGACAAACGTGGAGCGGTGTAATTTCTTTCTGTGCTTGGAATAAACCCTAAGTCAAATAACTCCACAGCCAACTCTTTGGCCGTTTTAGGCTTGTCTAATCTATTCAATATTTGTATGTATCTTATTTTTGTTTTATCTTGTATGTCATCAAAACTCATTTGTCTTGTAGTTTGTGTTATTGTACTCATTTGTTTCACTCCTTCCGTTACAAACCTAATTCTTTTAAGGTGTATTTCTTGTTTGTTTCCATTCCTTTATACATAGAATTTTTTTTGAAATTAGGTAAATTTGCCATGTCATTATTTTTTAGCAACATTATTAAATAACATAAGCTACTATCGCCAATTTTGATTGTTTTCTCAATAGTCTCAATTTTATTTTTAAATGGTTTAATTACACTTGCTAAGTATCTCTTCTCTGTTTCATCAAGTATTTCTTCTTTTCTCTCAAAGACTGTTTCATATTTGACTGGCCTTTCTACTTTGATTATGTCGTTCTCTTCCTCACCATCTATGTCCTTCAAATCCTCTGTATAATATTTCAATAATACAAAATGATTACTGCCATAAAATTTATCTTCAAACACAATCTTCTTCCTGCCGTCTCTGTATGTAACTATATCTCCATTTTGCAAATCTGATTTTGTGAATTGTTTTTCTAAGATTAATTCAATTTCGTCAAATTCTATGCACCAACACTCATTTTCTTTAAATTCTACATAACCAGTTGTTGATATTCTGGATATAGTAAATCTATTATTATATTTTTCTATATCTGCTTGTAAATTTTCTCCATGAACCCTATGATTTGCAACTTCCCCTATAAATTTTACTTTATCTCCAACTTTAAATTTCATTTATTTTTCCTCCTCTTCTAATCTTTTAAAAATATTCCTGTACCTATTACCACTCCTAAATGGGCAATAGACGCTCCAATTCCGCAGAATGCTATCCTCAATATTCCTAATGCTATCCCTAGCCCATTTGCAGGATTTATTGAATTAACTATCTGTATTATTCCTCCCACAAACATTAGCCAAACTCCAACATATATTCCTAAAATAACTCCTGTAATTGCTATTAAAATTCCTATAATCTTTTTCATTTTTCCCCCTTAATATTCGCATATAAGCTATCTAAATTCTCATAGCTTCTTTGGCTATAATCGTTATATGCGGTTTTCTTTGAGCTGTATTTGCTCTCTTGCTTTCTTTTCTTAGCTTCGTCCACAACCCAGCTTAAAATGGCTCTGTAATCACTTTTATACTCTTTATCCTTTGAGCCTTTGTAGTTATCAAGAATTTTTATACATTGGTCTGTAAACTCTGTTCCATAAGTGCTTACTAGCTTTTCGTGTTCAGCATTGGTCATGGTTACAAAATCTGCAAAGTGTATTTTTTCTTCTTGTTCTTTTTTATTTATTTTATTTTTATTTTCTTTACTTTCTTTTACTTTATTTGCATTACTACTGCATTGCTGTTGCATTGCTATAGCATTATTATTCCATCTTTTCTCTGCTTTTTCTTTTGCAACAGCTGATTTTCTGTCTTTTTCTAACATTCTTTTTAACAATGAATTACTGAAAAAGTATCCATTATCTTCTTTAAAAAGCTCATATTCATTAATACAATCTTGTACGTATTTTTCTACATCTATATTAGTATTTGTTAGCGTCTTTATTGCCCTATATATTTTTTTATCAGCCTGTAATTTATAGCTTTCTTCGTTTCTCATCATCTCTATAATTGCCCAAAATAAACCATACCCTTCTAGTCCATAATCAGCTCTCATGTTAAGAATTTTAGTATCAGTTATTGCATTACTATCATGTGAGAAATAATAAGTTTCTTTAGCCATATCTTCTCATCTCCCTATGTTTTCTCCTTTCGTTAAATTACAGAGGACATAGAAACCTTATAAGAATTTTATAAGTATGTATTTCTATGCCCTCCTTTCTTTTATAAATAATTTCTTCCATATCTTCTTATAAAATCTTCTTTTGTTTTGTTGTAATGTTTACACCATGTTTCTTCTGCTACTCTCTTTGAGTATTCCATAAATTCTTTGTTAAAGTGGATTCCTTCATTGCTCATATTATGCATTTCAGGTGTTAAGTATATAAACAATCCATCTTGTTCACTAAATTTTCTATTTGAAGCTCCATATATATGATGTTTATGGCTTCCTATAAAGTACCTATTGCTCCATCTTATATCTTGTGGCATTATTGAATTATTTTTCATTTTCAACCCACCTCAATTTAGCAATTTCATCAGGTGTTAGTGTGCATATTCCTAACTGTTGTGCTTCTTGTATTACACCATCTAAAAGCACTCTAAATTCGTTTTTGTCCATTTGAGAACTGCCCTCATATACTTTATATATTTTAAAATCTACTCCGCTTATTTGAGCTTCTCGTTCAAATTCGTAATACTTAAAGAACTTTGATACATCTATATCAGCTCTTATTGTTACTAACATTGACTGCGAATAATCTTTAATCATCTTTAAATATGTATCTTCTTTTGACAATCGCATTTTGTTTGCAATTTCGTTAATTAAACTCCACATGTATGCATTTTGAGTTAAAGTCCTTTTTGCCTTATGCTCTTTGACTTCAAATATCTTTTCTCTGCTTTGATTAAACAACCATTTTACTAATGCTTCTGCTGTTCCTATCATGATAGCCTCCTAACTAAAAAGGTAAATCATCTGAATTAGTAATCTCAAAATCATCTGTTGGGTCATTTTGTGCTTTCTCTTTCTTTTCTCCTGCAAAGTAAACTTCTTCTGCAATTACTTCTGTAATATAGTGTTTAACACCTTGCTCATCATCATAGTTTCTAGTTTGGATTCTTCCAATTACACCTACTTGCTGACCTTTGCTAAAATACTTACTTACAAACTCTGCAGTTTTATTCCAAGAAACAATATTTATAAAATCAGCTTGTCTTTCTTCTCCTTGCTTAACAAATCTTCTATTTACTGCAAGTGTGAAACTTGTTACTTGTGTGTTTGTACTTTGTGTATATCTTGTTTCTGGATCTTTAGTTAGTCTCCCTAATAAAATTACCTTATTCATGTTGTTTTGCCTCCTTTGCTTTTTTTATTGCTTCTAATATTTTTACGTATTGACTTGCTGTTAAATCTGTTGTTTTTGAGATTTTATAATTCTTTTGTAGCAACTCTTCAACATTCCAGCCCATTTCCTTCATCATTGCTTCTACTTTTTTTGCATCTGCTTCGCTAATTTGATTATCTGTAGTATTGCTTTTCTTTGTTGATTGTTCTGGCGTTTCACTGTCTGGATCCTTCATTTCGTCTGTTGGAATACAGAATACTTGAAATAGTGCATATTTCATTGCAATTGCCATTGCCTTGTTTGTTGCTTTATCTCCACTATCCATTCCTTCTCCAATCGTGATTGCCTCAACACTACTTCCATCTTCTGCATAGAATTTATATTTTATTTTGCATATTGAATAGATTAAATTTCCACCTTTAGAAGTTGTTCTTTCTTCTCTCATTTGCTCTAATATCTCTGGCACTATAAAAACTTTATTCTTGGCTAATAGTGGTTGTAATGCATTCATAACATCATCTATTCCTCTATACATAAAGCCTTGAGTTTTATTTCTTTGAGTTTTTCCTATGCTTGGAACCTCTTCCATAATTTTTGTTATACTTTGATATATATTCATTATTCAAACCTCTACTTTATTCTTAAATTTGTATTGTCTGTATGTATCTCAACACCTTCAATAAGTTCTCCGGTTGACTTAAATGCTTCTGCTATTTTCTTTTTATCAACTTTTGTTGTAAAGATAACTTCTTTATATTCATCTGGAATTTCTTCTTCATTTACAATCTCTATACTTATAGGGCTTCTTGCTATACTTAATGTTCCTAAATCTGTTTCGATTTTGTTAATTCCATTACCTTCCATACATTCTTTTACATATTTTTTAAATTGCTCTAGCCTATTTTCTAAAGTTTTCCTATTGGTTGATATTCTTGTTTCTTCTTCTTTCATCGCTTTAATTGCTAGCTCTATATTTTTAGAATATGCAATTACTGAATTACTTTTCTTTTGCAATAGTGTTGTAAGTTCCTCTTCAACCTTATTTTTATCTTCTTCACTCATTTCTTCTTGAGCCATTAGCTTTGGAAATGCTCCTGTTATTTCATATAAACTTAAACCTTGTTCCATTACATACCCTCCATTTCATCAAAAACTCTATCTTCATAATCTCTGTCTGCTTCTTCAAGCTCATGTTCGTATCTTGCTTGTCTATCTTCTGAATCCGTTGTTTCTATTATGTAACCATTTACTATTCGTACCATTTGACTTTCTCCTTCTCTCCGTGCTATAATAAGCATAGAGTTCATATTTATGTAATTCAATTGAGTTAGTAATTGGCTTCGAAATCTTTTACTAGCTCTTTAATTTTGTTTAAAATACTTTTTTCATTATTGTAATTGTTGCTTTCAGCTAGGTTCTTAATTCTTTTAACTAATTCTGAAAGTTCTTCATTATTGAATCTTAAATCTTTGTTTTCGTTATATAATGCCTTATTTTCTTCTTGACATTGATGTATTTCTGCTCTTTGTCCGTCTATAAGTTTGTCTCTGTTAGCAATTTGTTTTGATTTTGTTTCTATGACTTCCTTTAAATGTCTCTTTCTTTCAAACATACTATTTCACTCCTTTCTTTAATTCTTTTAATCTTAATTTTAACTTTGCCATTGTTACCACATGCCATATGTAGCATTTATCTAGCTTGTCCATACTCTTCCTCCTTAGTTTAATAATTTGTTTGCTTTTTTCATTGCAAATTTGTATAAGCTGAATCCAGTTAGTCTATATACTGTTATTTGAACTAATAACAATATTGCAATAAACTTTGTTATTTTTGTTGCAAAATATAATATAAAAAATGCTATTTCAAATAGGCTATACATGTTTATCATCTCCTTTCTACCAACATTTTTGTTATTAAATTTAATGTTGTTTCTGCTTCAATGCGCTTTTTTCGTTCTTCCTCATACAGTTCTTTTGAAACTGTATTTCCTCCAACCTTAATTTTGTATTGTCCTCCTGGAGTCTTTCGATATTCAACTTCTCCATTATTTATCATTTTAAGAACAACCTCATGTCCTACTTTTAAACGTTTCATATACTGCCTTTGACTTATCCATTCTTCCATTTCTTGCCCCTCTTTGTAAATTTTTTTCACGTTTTACTTTAAAAAAATATATTTTGTATAATCTAAATTATTTTCATTACAATACTTAATTATTGCTCCGCCAATTGTAGCTCCTGCTCCTTTTCCATTGCATTTAAACATTTTATTTAAATGTGTACGTTCTACGTTCAAAACTCTAGCCATTTCTGATTGATTATTGTCAAATTTTTCTTTTAATAAAATTAATAAAGCCTTGATATTTGGTGTCATAATTTCACTTCCTTTCGTGTGATTTTTTTTAACAATCACATATTATCATTTGTGAAAAAAATTGTCAATACTTTTTGTGAATTTTTTTCACATTATTTTTTCGTTGCTTTTTTTCACAATTCGTTATATAATATTGTTAAATTACTTCACATGAAAGGATTTATATTATGTTTGATAAGAAAAAGTTTTCTAATATATTGCAAAAAATATCTGATACTTACGAGTCAATCTCAGAATTTGCTGAAAAATCAAAAGTTAATAGAACTTATATTTCAAAATATATTAATGAAAAATTAGATGCTCCACCATCTCCAAAAGTTTTATTAAAATTAGCGAATAATTCAAACAAAATAACAAACTATGAAGAACTAATGCTCACTTGTGGGTATCTAGAAAAAGACATGGAAATTGAGGAATTATTAAAAAAAACATTTCAGCAGTATCTTCCAACTTTAAAAAAATTAAATGTTGATAATGCATTAATTAATACAATGTATAATCAAATGCTAGAACCCCAAAAATATGCTAAAGAATTTAGCAAAATGGTATCAAAACTTCCTAATGATAAACAAGAAAAAGTATATACCATTAATTCTGAAATGCTACGTAAGTCAAACGAACTTATGGCTAATGCAATAAGCAACATTGGAATATTAACCAAATATGACATCGATTACACACTCTCTAACAAAGTATATATGTGTCCCGTCTATGGTCAAATAAGTGCAGGACAACCAAACTGGGCAGAGGAATGCATTGAAGGAAGATTACCTATTGATCCAAATCTTATGAATATAGTGGATCCAGAAGAATGTTATTTTTTGCGTGTGAATGGTGAAAGTATGAATAAAGTCGTAAAAAATGGTGCTTATGCTCTTATCCGTAAGACTGATTGGGTTGATGATGGAGAAATTGCAGTTGTATTAGTTAATGGATATGATGCTACATTAAAGAAATTTAGCAAACAAGGAGATTTTGTTGTTTTAGAACCTATGAGTAATGATCCAAGTTTTCAAACGCAAATTTATACAAAAGATACTCCAATAAAAATAATTGGTAAATACATTGGAAAATTTGAAATGAAGAACTAAAGATAAGTTGTAACAGACTTATCTTATTTTATAGGAGGAATTATGGCAAAGAAAACTAATTTTAAATCAAATGGCAATGAGTATTTTAGAGTATCTAGGACTATAGGTCATAGAGCTGACGGTACACCTATAAGAAAACAATTTTACGGTGCAGGAATAAAAGAAGCAAACCAAAAAGCTGATGAATATATGAATAATCTAAAAATGGGACTTACTAATGATAATCAAATATATACCATTAATACATTGTTACCTAAATGGCTATTTTCGGTAAAAAAAGTTGAAATTAAGCCAACTTCCTTTGAAAGTTATGAGAGTACATACAGAAATTACATAAGACCCTATTTAATTGCTGATTTACCTATAAAAGATTTAAAAAGCTTAAAAGTACAAGAATATTATAATAAACTATTGGCAGATAATATTTCCGCAAGTAACATCAAAAAATCTCATAAGTTATTAAGACAATTCTTCGATTACTCAGAAAGAGAAGGTTATATACTAAAAAATCCTTGTTCAAATGTTGCCTTACCCAAAAATAATAAAAGTACTGAAGCAATCATTAATGAGAGAAAAACCAAATTTCAATATTTTAATGAAGATGAAATAGAAGAATTGTTAAAAATATTTAAAGATACTAGATACTATAGCATTATACTATTTGCACTTGGTACAGGAATGAGAAAAGGAGAAATTTTAGGTTTACAATGGTCAGATATAGATTTTGAGAATAAAGAAATACATGTGCTACATAATTTAAGTCATGTTGCTAACATCTCTGAAAATGGGCAAAAAAATTATTCTACAGTATTACAAACACCTAAAAGCAACAATTCTATAAGAGTTATACCTATGTCAAATAAAATATTTAGTTTATTAAGTTCTTTGCCTCGCAAATCAAATTATGTTTTTTGTAATGACAAAGGTTCTCATTTTGATATAAAATCGACTGAAAAGTTTTGGCACAATAAATTAAAAAATACTAATATGAAAGATAAAAGATTTCACGATTTAAGACATACATTTGCAACTATGCTTTTATTAAACGGTGCCAATCTAATTCAGATTAAAGAATTATTAGGACATTCATCAGTCAAAATAACAGAAATGTATCTTGACGCTTTACCGAAATCTAAAACAGAAATTATTAATAAAATAGATTATTTATTAAACTAAAGTGTTAAAAAAGTGTTAATTGTAAAAATAGCAAGGTATTACAAATTCATGTAACCCTTGCTATTATTGTATTTATTATTCAATTATATCAGAAACAACTCCTGATCCAACTGTTCTTCCACCTTCACGAATAGCGAAGTTTAATCCGTTTTCGATAGCGATTGGAGTAATAAGTTCGATTGTCATGTTTACGTGATCTCCTGGCATAACCATTTCTGTTCCAGCTTCTAGTTCGATAACACCTGTAACGTCTGTTGTTCTGAAGTAGAATTGTGGTCTGTATCCATTGAAGAATGCAGTATGACGTCCACCTTCGTCTTTAGTTAAAACGTATACTTGTGCTTTGAATTTTGTATGTGGATGTATAGATCCTGGTTTTGCAAGAACTTGTCCTCTTTCAACATCTGTTCTTTGAACACCTCTTAATAATGCTCCGATGTTGTCTCCAGCTTCAGCTTGGTCAAGTGTTTTCTTGAACATTTCAACACCTGTAACGATAGTTTTTGTAGAAGGTTTGATTCCAACGATTTCAACTTCGTCTTGAATCTTAACTTGTCCTCTTTCAACTCTACCAGTAACAACTGTTCCACGACCTGTTATTGTCATAACATCTTCGATAGGCATTAAGAATGGCTTATCTACTGGTCTTGCTGGTGTTGGGATATAAGTATCAACTGCGTCCATTAATTCTTTAATGCATTGATATTCTGGTGCATTTGGATCTGTTGATGTACTTTCTAGTACTTTTAATGAAGATCCTTTTATAACTGGAATTTCGTCTCCTGGGAAACCATATTCTGATAATAGGTCTCTAACTTCCATTTCAACTAATTCTAATAATTCTGGATCGTCA